GTCAGAGATCAATGGATGCAAGAACGTAGTAATGTTGTTGAAGATCTTAAATTGCGATTCCGTCAAAATCAAATTGAACAAGAAGGAAATGATCCTGCAGTAACCGGCGTTTCTTTTGGCACGCCACATGATTTAGCAACAGTTCATATGTCAACCTCTAGTGTAGAAGAAAAAGATCAAGGAGGTAGACCACCGGAAGGAATCAAATTTGGACAACATAAAAATGCTATGGGTTGGGATCCGACAGGCGCAAAAGAACTTAAACAAGCATTTAACCCGGATAATCAAAAATCAACATTTTTACCGGATCTAAGAGCTGATAGAAAAATAAAAACATTTTCATCAGAAAATTTAGATTTTTTAAAAAATATGAAAAATAAAAACGTAGAAATAATTACAGAATCATTAAAAACAAATAAGGAACATCAACAAGATTCTGATACAGGTACATTACTAGACGAAAACAATATTTTATAGTAGTAAACATATTTATTAAATATATAAAGAACTGCGTAGTGAATATGATTAAATTGAAACATTCCAAGTACAAGAACACCGGTATTCTTTTCGAATTGTTAGTTAGAAAACTAACATCAGAAACATTATCTTCAAATAAATCTGTTACTATTGATATCATTAAAAAATATTTTGGAAAAAATACGGAATTAGCTAAAGAACTAAATTTATATAACGCATTGTTAAAAGAACAATATCGAAGTGAAGCTCAAGCATTAGATTATATACGTAGTATTAAATCAGCACATTCAAAATTAAATCAAACAACATTACGACGTCAACGCTATAACTTAGTTAAAGAAATTTCAGAAAAATTTGTTTTTTCAAATATGACAAAAATGCATATCAATAATTATAAGACATTAGCATCTATATACATGATATTTGAATATGACGAAACATCAAATCCAAAACAACTATTAGAATGTAAAAATGTTATTATTCAAAATGGAATGTTAACTGAAAAACGAATTGAAACAAAAGATCCAGTTATTGAAACATTTCAATCTCAACCTAAGGATGTTCGATTATTAACATATAAATTAATGATTGATAAATTCAATGAAAAATATTCTAATTTAGATGAATCACAAAAACGTTTATTAAACAAATATATTACAAACGTTAATGATACTGAAGCATTAAAAGAATATATTGAAAAAATTATTCCAGAGATTAAAAAACAGCTATCAAATCAAGCAAAATTAATTACAGATAAAGCAACTCAAATTAAAGTACAAAAATTATCTGAAATGTTGTGCACGGTAGAAAATATGAAATCCATTAAAGAATCACACGTACTTTCATTATTACGTTATTTTGATTTAATTAAAGAATTGAAAGGAATGCATTAATGAGATCGCTTTTGAGAGAAATGGAAGAAAAATTTATAGAAATTGAAGAAGAATTATCAGCTGAAGAAAATTCTGCAGATTTAGAAGAACAAAACGTCACCGGAGCATTAGATGGCGGGTACGGGCCTCCTAAAGTGCCTACCGCATTTGCTAAAAGAACTAATAAAAAAACTGCCGAACAATTGGGATATAAACAAGTTGAGCCAGATCAAGTTCAAGAAGCATTAGATAGAAAATACGAACAATTAATTGAAAGTTATCGTGATTTTAAAAAAGTTGGTGATATAAAACCATCATCTCATATAAACAATTCAATTAAAGAGATTGCTAAAAAACTTCAAGAAATAGAAACGATTGTAAATCATACATCGAAATATAAAAATGAATCTGGTGTTGCATCATCACAATATGGCCCAGCTGCTTCGAAGGCTATGCAAAAAATTGCTGAACGATTAACAAAAATATCAGAACGAGTAAGAGCATTAGGGGAGTAATATGTCAAAACAACTAATAGTAGAATATATGCCATTTAAGCCGGTTAGTAAATTAACTGAATCGAGCGGTGCAGCATATGGAATACCAGGTGGTTTTGTTGTACAAGGAGTTTTACAAAGAGCAGGTGCAAAAAATCAAAACGGCCGCGTATATCCAAAACAAATATTGCAACGCGAATGTATGAGATATCAAAAAGAATATATTGATCAACATAGAGCATTAGGTGAATTAGATCACCCAGAATCATCAATTGTTAACTTAAACAATGTTTCGCATAATGTTTTAAAAATATGGTGGAATGGAGATGATTTATTAGGAGCCGTTCAAATTTTAGAAACGCCATCTGGTAAAATTCTTAAAGAATTATTTAAAGCAGGAATTACATTAGGAATTTCATCGCGCGGATTAGGTTCAGTTAAAGAATTGCGTAATGAGGGTATTGTAGAAGTGCAAGATGATTTTGAATTAATTTGTTGGGACTTTGTTTCTAATCCTTCTACCTATGGAGCTTTTATGCGACCTACACACATGAACGAATCTGTTAATAAAAATATTCAAACTAATAAATATGATAAAATAAACAACATCATTACATCAATTTTATGTGAAGATGGGAAATGTAGGATAATATAATGAGAACGCCTAATTTAAAATTTATTCTAGAAACAATTTTAGAAGATCAACCACAACCAATGACTCGTGAAGAAAAACAGCAATTTGTACAAGAAATTGCAAATTTTTCTGCACTAGGCGAATCTGTATATGGTAAAGGTAATTTAGAAGAAATCGTTGAACGAGTTAAAAATATCGTAGAACGTGCTGATAGAATTATGACCGAAAGCGAAAATTCATTTTCTAATCAAAACTTCAGAAAAGCCAATAAAAGAATGCACGAAGATTACAGAGATTTTGAACAAGCAGCACGAGAATTAAAAGAAGCTCAAGATAGAATGGCAATTGCTTATGAAAATATTGGACAACATTTAAATAGATATTTTGAAGTTGGATAATTTGGATATTTAAAAAAATATCAATATAATATAGGTGCATGATGAGTATGTTTAAAAAATTATATAAAGAGTATTTCGGAATATTAAAAGAAACTGCAGAAACGACTAAACTACCAACTGATCCTACAGAATTAGCTGCTTATAATAAAGAATTGGAAAATACTGCAAAGATTATGAATAGTATGACTGAAGCTGATTTAGATGAAGCACAACTAGTTAACAATTTAACTGATTATCGAGGAGGCGTTGAATATGTTTTACGTGATCCGTCACAAGCAAAAGATGTTGCCGCACAAATTCAAGAATGGACAACTAAAAAAGGTTTTACGGTAGTTAAACATACTATATCTAAATCAGGCAAAATAGGTTATTTTTATTTTCGTCTAGGAGAAGATCCAGAACGCGAAGCACAGCGCATTCAAGGATATTTTTCTTCTAAAATTGAAATTAAATTTTTCCGTTTCAATGTACGAAATGCATCAGCACCTAAACGTACTATTCAACCACAACAAGAATTTTAAAATAAAGTTATATGAATAAAAAACAAAAACAACATCAAACTACAGTATCAGGAAATCCATTAGCAGTAAATGTAATAGGTTCGGCTCGAGAAGATTTAGCATTTGCTCTTAAAGTATGGAAACGAAAAGTAAAATCATCTGGAATACTTGAAAGAATTAAAGATCGAAAAGAATTTGAGAAACCTAGTGTTAGACGTAGAAAACAATTACAATCAGCACAATTCATGCAAAAAATTAAAGATTTAAATCGAGATTAATTATTAATTAAATAAAATTAAGCCCTAGCTAAAAAAGTTAGGGCTTTTTTACTGTTTTTTAAAACATGCTCATATTTATTTGTAAATACGCTATTTCCTATATAGTGTCTAGTAATTATAAATTTCTATTAAGATTCTAAATAATCTTATTTCCAAAAAACAAATTTAAGGAGAAAACAATGGCAAAATCAGACTTGCTAAAAGAAGCAATTGCCGATGCAAAAGCTGTTAAAGAAACTGCTTTAGCAAACGCTAAAATTGCTTTACAAGAAGCCTTTATGCCTCGTATCGAAAGTATGTTAGCTACAAAGTTACGTACTGAAATCGAAGGTGATGAAGAAGAAGTTGATGTTGTTGATGATGTAACTGCAGAACCAGCCCCGGCTGACGTAGCAGATGACGTAGCAATAACAGATGACGAAGCTGGCGTTGATGTTGGTGACTTATCAATCGATGTTGATCAAGACGGAGAATTTGATGAGTTTGATATCATGTCACAAAAAGTAGGTGGTGCTGAAGCACCAGAACAAGGCGAAGAAATGATGAGTGATGATGAAATGAATGATGAATTCAATGAAGAACTTAATCTAGAAGCAATTATTCGTGAATTAGAAGAAGACTTAGATGCAGAAGGCAATGTAGAAGAGCCAGTAGCAGAAGGTATGTATTATGAAGAAGATGAATATCCTGCAGATGAAGAATCTCATGAAACAACATCTGAATCAATCGACGAAATCATTGAAGCTATTCTTCGTGAAGAAGAAGGTATGGGTCATCATCATGATGAAGGCGATGCATCAGTTGAAGAAGATATGGACCACGAAAAAGAAGAAATGAAAAAAGATTTAGAAGAAGCTTATGCAACTGTTAAACAACTTCAAAATATTCTTTCAGAGGTAAATCTTCTTAACGCAAAACTTCTTTACACAAACAAATTGTTCCGCAATTTTGAATTGACTGAAACACAAAAAATGAAAGTAATTGAAAATTTTGATCGTGCAGGCAATACAAGAGAAGTAAAATTAGTATTTACAACATTGGCTGAATCATTCAACCGTCCGACTAAAAAACGTGTAGTTAAAGAATCTTATGCTAGCAAACCAACTGCAACAACAGCTCCTAGCAAAGAAAACACTCAAGTATTGTCAGAAGGATTTGAATTAGCAAATCGTTGGAAAAAATTGGCAGGATTGCTATAACATTTAAAAAAAAAAGGAAAACCGTGAGTATTTCAAATTTATTACAAACAAATGATTTCGTACAACGCAACCAAGCTAAAGCGTTGGCATCGAAATGGGAAAAGACCGGTCTATTAGAAGGTCTTCGTGGCGAAACCGAAAAAGCAGGTATGGCCCAATTGCTTGAAAACCAAGCACGTCAATTAGTAAAAGAAGCTTCTGCAACAGGAACATCAGCTGGTTCAGAAGAATGGGCAGGTGTAGCTCTTCCATTGGTACGTCGTATCTTTGCTGAGTTTGCTGCTAAAGAATTCGTTTCAGT